AAAAGTGAAGTAAAAATATAAATAGTTTCTAAAATTTGATTTAACAATTTGACTTTTTGACTTGATTGTTGTTAAATGAATCCAAATGTATTCAATCCAAATGTATTTAACAATTTAACAACGGTGATTTAGTAGTATTATGCGGATTGTTAAATTATAATGAAACCATAACAGTCTCATTTTTATCATTTAACAATTTAAAGTCAAAAAGTCATTCCCTTTTATAAAAAACTAAAACTATTCTTGAAAAAAAAAGTTAGGTAAAAATAAGAATAGTTTATAAAAATAGAATTTACAATTTGACTTTTTGACTTGATTGTTGTTAAACTACATTTAACAATTTAACTTCAACGAAATGACTTAAAGAGTAATCTATGTATATTATATGGCATGTATGATGAGTTTTTTATGTGAAAAGTGCAATTACAGCACACCTCATAAACACAGTTATGAACGACATTTGCAAAGCATAAAGCATTTGGAAGCATATAAAGAAGACATAATGTGTTTTTCATGTGATTTGTGTAAATATAGTACCAAAGATAAATCTAATTATGAAAGACATTTGAAATCACTAAAACATTTTCATAAAACTCAGCCAACTGAACACGACATCTTATGTAAGATGGCAAACCTCTGGGGTAAGTATGTAAACCGAGAAACTCCTGAAGAAGAGGAGCGTGAATGTGCTTATGAATATTTTAATCGAAATTGGGAAAAACTAGAATTTGATAATGTAGTAAATTCAAGGCCAAAAGAACCTTATACTTCCAAGGAAGATTTTGATACAATTTGGAAAGCAACAAATTCTTCTATTGTAGCTTGTGAACCTCAAGAAGACCAGATTGAAGAAGTATAAAAAAATTGATTTGATTTCATAAAAATAAGATCATAATGGATATTTTCCAATGGGTTGAATCCAATTTCAAAGGCATTACCAGCGTCTATGAAATCTATCATCAGTATTGCTATTTAGAGTTAGGTCACAAGCCAATGCCGTTCCCAGAATTTCTCAATATACTTTGTACTAAGTACGAAGTATATACAAAACGTAAACAAGTAAATAATGTTAAATACACAAAATATATTATTGTATGAATTTCTTTCTGTTTATTTGCCATTCATGCATTTGGAGACGTAGATTATTTCCAAATAAACAGATTTGCATCTACTATCAACAACCCATAAAAAATATAACAGAATGTAAAGACTTTAGATTAAAGGTATTGGATTTTTAAAATTTTCCATTTTGTAGTATATATTTGATAATACATTTTTTCATCCTCTTCTAACATCATCTTAAAATCATCGTCATATTCAAATTTTCCATTCCATTTCATTAGATTTTCAATAGTAAAATAGACTTGCATTTCGTTACAACTCAAAGTATATATTCCATTTACAAAAGTCTCATCAATGTGGTCTTCATCGTAGTTATGGTCTTCATCGTAATCATCGAATCCCAATAACCACATCTCAAATTCCCCTTTTACAATATTTTTCATGTCTTCAAGAGTAAAAATTTCACCTTCAGGTTCCTCATTAACCCAATATTCACTTATCGTTCTACGTGGTAATGGCTTTGCATATTCACGAATAAGAGTTAAAACGTCAGAAGGGAATTCCATTTGTATCTGTTTTTTTTAATAAATCATTTCAATTTTTTTATATCCGTTAATCTAAATGTTTCCGAAATGTAAATGAATACCTAACTCCTAATACTTTCTTTTGCACTGGAATCTCGTGTGTAAATTCTTTTTGAAAATCTCCCCACATTTGATAGATTTTATCAGACTCCATTGGAATGTCTATTTTTTCTCCAGTTTCTTTATTGCGTATTCGAAAGGTTCTCACTGCACCAGTTGAAACCATCACGACACCAGCATGTGCGTCTAACGTTCTCTCATCGTCACTATGTTTTCCAATATATTCACTTCCACTTTCATACTTATTTACAAGAACGCCGTTGAACTCCGATTGATAGACTTCATTCACAAAGTCTAGCAATTGTATGAGTAGAGGGGTCATTTTTTTGGAAGGTGCCTTTTGTTTGCTGTAATTGTATCCACATGAAACATCCGAGTAAAAACCAACGCTTCGTTGTTGATGGCAAACCTTACCATACATCATAATAGGAGGGTGATAGTCAAGTGTATCATTTACTTCTTTTGCACATTCTGCAATCATGTGTATCATGTCAAGTTCCAAATCTTTTACACGAAATTCTGAAGCGTCCGTTTTAATCATCTTTTATAAAAAAAAACATGTATATTTCAAATCAATTTTTTATTCATCATCGCTTTCATTTTCGCCACTTTCATAAATATCAGCTCGACACAAAGGACATTTCGGTTTTTTAAGATTTGTGAAACACGCTAAACAGATATGATGATTACACTGTGTTTTGCCCCTTGTTTTTTCAAGACACACACAGCATTCATCATAGGAAAATTTTATTTTGGAAGTTTCAAAGCAACTGTAAAATTCAGGGTCGGGTACAGGTTCGCTTCCATCAACAAATTGATTACTAAACTTGTCAAATTCCCAGCATCGAATTTTTGCAACAATCATGTCAAAATATGCTTGATTATCAATGGGAAATCTTTCATCTCTTACATCCGAATGGTAATAACTAACCACAAGACACATCGGTGATTTCTTGCATAAGCAACCTTCCTCGCATTTTCCAGTAGAAACAATATATACACCAACATTAACACCATCAATGCTACGAATGGGAATATTAATCATATTGTTTCCACGTGCGAATTGGTCAATGCAGTATTGGAAGTTCATTTTGATATATCAATCTAGGTCATAAATCGATTTCAATTTTTTTTATATCCGTTGCAAAAAAACAAGTGTCCACGCAAGGACGTTTGTTTTTTTTTACACTTTAGTTTTTAGTTGAGCACGAAGTTTTTTGAGTGGTTGTGAAGTGTTTATATTGTAAAAGGCACACGCTGTAAGAAGGGTTTTTTTATTCATTTCGTTGATGCCTTGAATGGTAAGTGGAGGAGGGACATACGTAAGTTCGTCCAAGTCGTCGTCGTCGTCGAACACTTCACTCATTTCTGCACGCAATGCTTCCGAAATAGAATCGTGAGAAATGGTTGAAGACATGATGCAATTGTGATGATAAACGTGTTTTTTGATTTCAATTTTTTTTATATCCGTTGTATATATGTTGCGACTTTATTCAAATCCTGAAGAAGTAAAGAAAAAAGCACGAAAATATAAACTAAACCCAATATATGAATCAACTCGAAGAAATAAGAAATACATGGTTTTTGATGGTAATAAGTGGATTCATTTTGGCCAATATGGTGCGGCGGATTACACGTTACATCATGATAAGGCTAGATTGGAAGCGTTTAGAAGACGCAATTGGCGTTGGCAATACGCTGATGTATATACTCCTCAATTCTTATCATACTTCTTGTTATGGTGATTAAATATAAGAGCACTTTACCACATCATCTGCAATAAGGCGAAATGGTTTTCCGCATCCAAATATCAAGTCATTATTTTTTAAATAATTACATTCTTCTTTAGAAGCATGAGATGATATTTGTTCATAAGTATCTTTCATAATTCCGTGTCTGAAAATACCACAGTTTAGTTCTTGTATCAAAACGTATTCATTACAGTTGGGGCATATGATCACTCGGCACATTTACTTTCAGGTTCGACTTTCTTTCTATTATTTTTACGAACTGTTTTAGGTTTTCCATGCATAGACTCATCAAGTTCATCAACCTTTAAAAAGGTTACATCAGGAAAGGCCTCTTTAACTTTGGGTTTTAGCAATTCGGGAATACAGGCAAACACGATAGACATACTTTTAGTTTTCTTTTAAAAAATAAAAACTAAACGTATAATATATGAGCGAAATAACCGATTGGTATTCTAAAGTTAAAAATACCGGACCGAAACGAGATAAGACGTTTAAAAACCATGAGGTCGAACCTTGCTCTATTATTGGTCTCATTGGTCAATCAGGTTCTGGTAAATTCACCGCATTAATAGATTTTCTATATCGAGCACCAAAATTTACAGAAATATTGCTTTTTAGTGGTTCAGGCTCAGCTACTACAGAACCCTTATACGTGTTGTTAAAAGAAAAAATTCCAGAAGTTCAAACCTTTGACACGGTTGAACAAATACCAGATTTAGAATCATTTACGGACAAAGAGTCCGAACGCTTAATTGTCTTTGATGATTTCTTACAAATAACTCCAAAACAAATGAAAAAATTAGCACAGTTTGCGACAGCAGGCCGCAAGAGCTCGTTTACATGCATTTTTATGAGCCAAAATTACACGAGCGTGCCCAAAGTTATTTCTCGTAACTTTCATAATATGTGGTTATTCAAGATACAAGATGCAGTTTCAGTAGATACAATTTATAAGAATCACGTGAATGGCATAACTAAACAACAGTTTCGAGACTTGCATCGTGTAATAACGAGTGAACCACGTTCATTTCTTCAACTGGACCTTCGAAAGAATTTGTTAAAGAAGAACTTTCTTCAGAAGATAAACACTGAATAAATGCTTGATGTTTTTTTGAGCGTTCGTGTCTTGCTTTCTCTCCTTTACAAAGAATTGAACCACATACACAAGTATATTTTGTTCTCTTTTCTTTCTTTTCCTTTTCTTTGTTTTTTTCATAATTCTTTGCACTTCTTGCTTTTATTTCTTCTGGATGGTCTTCACAATATTTCTTTTTTTGTATTTTTAATCTTTCATGATGTTTTTCACGATATTCTTTTATTTGTTCTAAAATGTGTGGTTTATTTTCTTTATAATATTGTTTATTTTTTACTAATATTTCCTCTTTGTTATCTTCATAATGTTCTTGTTTTGTTCTCCCTTCGATGCGTTTGTTTACACAATCCATAGACCTTTGATATTCACCTTCTTTTCTATCTAAAGCATTTCTGCTTTCAAATTCACCTTCAAATAATAATTCAATATAAGCATCATTATATTGAAGTATTTCATAGGAAGTAACATAACGTGGGTTTTTATTCAAATATTGTTTATAATCAGCACGATGGTCTGTCATACGCTGAGATAAAGTTTGAATTGTTGAACCAATGTAAATGTCGTCTGTTTGATGTGAGCGGATTGAATAAACTCGTCCATACACCATCTTATGGTTTTTTATGGTTATGTTTTTAAATCAATTTTAAAACTTGAATCTTTTCTTCAGGGTCACATCGTTATCCTCAGGACTTTTAAAAGCCATAATGAATTCCTCGTATCTCTTCATAGGGTCGCCTCCACGGTTCATCGAGATTATGAAACCAAGGACATACCAACCACACGCAGATGATGTCATCTTTTGCAAATCTACCTCGCTGTAAATATACGTCAAATTTTCCAATATTTTAGGACCGATGATACCGAATGAATCAAAATAGTAGTATGAATCAGGTAATCTTATAAGAGCAACCCAATGTGAGCGACCATTCAAGTTGATGATACAACTTTGTCCAACTTTTAGTTTGGGCGTTTCATCTCTTATGAAGCAACCAAGAAAGTTTGGAATCTTAAATTGTTTTGCTAGATTATCAATATCAGTATTCGTGAGTTCATTACTTAGATTGCCTGCTCGCATCTGTTTGATTAAACCTCCTTTCAAAACCACATCGGCATATCCTCCCAAATCTGTAACACCTTTTGCAAAGTTTGAAAGCCAATCCTTATTTTTGAATATCATTGAAGTATCCTGTTTGACAAAATCAAGTCCTTCTTTGATTCCATTTGACACTAAGACAGAAAGAATGAAGTCTTGGCAATTATTCGTACTAGGATGATAAGGTACAAATCGATTTCCCATATACGCTTTTGTTTTTTGAATATATTCTTTGATTGTATAATGTGGAACATTGGAGATAGAAATGGATTCATACATTTTTGGAATTGTAGTACTCATGTTAATTCTTGCGTTTTTCTCCAACAACACGGACCCCTTGTTTGTGTTAAAAACTAGAAAAAGATGAAATAAATTATCGTACGGCACAGTAGAAACAGTTTTTAGAATTCCTTGAATTGCACTTTGCACCGGATTTCTACCAATGGTAATGGAATTAACAATGGCATCATTCTTACGTTCTAAAATCGCCTTAACACTGCTTGGAAGACCAGCATCTTCAAGATTGAATTGTTTTGCGTAATGCATCAACTGTCCTACGCCTTGACCGTATTCCTTTCTTGAATTTTTTATCATAATATCCCTCGTTTCTGATACTCCTTTTCCTTTCATACAATAACATGATAAAAAAATTATCATATTTTTGTTTCTGAGTTTGATGGAAATGTAAAATACCTCAGTAACCAGCTGCCATTAATGCTTTACCCCTAATTTTGCGATGCTTTTTAAGTCCAAACCCAAGTTGAGACATTGGAGAAGTCGAATCATAGTAAACATTCGCCGCTTTACCGGCCGTGTCAATAGCATCACGAATAGTTGCATTAGAGAATCCTTCCCATCGTTTTGCTTTCTTAAGGCGGTTTACACCAGTTCCTCGAGTTGCCATTTCAGATGAAGCACGGTCACCACCAGCATCAATGAGTTGAGCAGTAGTATCTGCCGCCTGTCGCTTAAGCATGTTTCCTACAGCACCCATTCCAGTCAAGCGTCCAACTGCCTTATCACCAAGTGCAGCAATGATGCGTTGAAGTTGTGCTTTCGAAGTCTTTTTAAGATTGCCACCTTGAGTGTACATTTGATTTTGTTGACTTTTGCTTGGTTTCGACATTAAACCACTTCCTTTACGATAAGACGCCGAAGCACCCTTAAGTGCATCCTTATAACTACATCCGTGCTGGGCTTGAAACATTTTTACGTGCTTAATCCAATCGTTCATTCTATACAATGAGAAAATAATTTTTCCATGGAGAATATTCCTAAAGTTTATGGTAAATCTTTTTTGCTTCAACATACGCAATTCTTGCATCTTCTTCT